TATAAAATCAGAATTATATAAATTAATATCAGTTCAAAATTATCATGAACATAGAAAGAATGCCAAGGGTGATGATATCTATCCAGAAGTATCAAAAGAACATAATTATGTTGAAAACTTAGTAAAATCCATTATGAATAAAGCACCAAGAGACGATAATTTCAATAAAAAAATATGGAATGATACATTATACAAAATATATTTTAAGAATGGGTATTATGATTTTAAATTGAATAAATTTATCGAAGGAGAATTTAATAAAACTTATGTAAAGATAAATCAGAATTATAATCCAAAATCAAATGAGGAGATTAGAAAGGATATATATAAAAAAATATTAAATCCAATCTTTACAATTAAAGGAGAGAATGAAGAAACAAGAAAGCAATTATTAAATTATTTTTTACATAGAATGTCCAGAATTATAGCAGGACATATTGAAGATAAAAGATGGATATTATTTCAAGGATTACGAAATTGTGGTAAAGGTATGATAAGTGATATGTTAAAGAATAGTTTTGAGTCCTATATTAGAACTACAAACTCCGGCAATTTCATAATAAAAAAAGCATCAGCACAAGATTCATCAAAGGCTAATAGTTGGATCATAGATTATGAATTTGTCAGATTAGCAATAACTCAAGAAATTACAGTAGCAGAAAAAGAATATATAGATGGAAATATGATTAAGAAATTCTGTAGCGGTGGTGATTACATGGATGGACGAAAGAACTTTAAAGATGAATATGAATTTAGAATTCAATCTGCATTAATGATATGTTGTAATGATATTCCAGATATTAAACCATCAGATACTGAAGAATTTAAAGAAGAATTTCAATTAAAATCTAAATTCGTAGATAAAAATTTTGATGAATCTAAAAAGTTAGCAACATTTGAATATTATGATAAAGAAGAAGATTTAAAATCTGATTATTTAACAAAAGATAAAGTAATAAATGAGTTTACAATAATGATTATAGAAGCATATAATACTAAAATAGAATATCCTAAATTATTACAAGAAGAAATAAAAGATAATGAGGATGATGATGATATGAATAAATTATTTAATTTATTTGATTATACAGGCGAAGAAAATGATTTTATATCAAATGAAGATTTAAGACAGACTATTACAGATATTAAAATTCCATTTTCATTAAAGAAATGTAAATTATTATTAAAGACAAAAGGAGTATTAGAAAGTAAAAATAAAAAAGGAGATAAGAGGGGATTAAGTGGATTAAAAAATAAAAACGATACAGATGATAAAATTGATAAAATTTAATATAAAAATACTTAAAAATAAATAAATATATAATAGTATATAAAATATGGATACTAAAATAGAAACAGTTAACGCATACAAAATAGATAATATTCATATATATTATGAATGCTCCTATTGTTGGAGTAAATATAAAAAAAATGGAGAACCAACTAAAAAAGCAAAAAAGGGTATTCATATACATGGAAGCGGTAATAATTTTGAAAATAGAATAGAATTGAGAGTCCCACATTGTAGTAAAGCGCGAAATATAATTAATGGAGTATCAATAATTATTGATGATACAACAAAAAAAATTAATTTAATATAAAAACACTTAAAAATAAATTATTATATAATAGTATATTATATAATAATGGAAACTGAAACTAAGAAGAAATATGATCAAAATCAATATAATAAAAACTTCATGGCTAAACAAAAAGACAAAAAATATAAATGTGAAGTATGTGATAAAGAATATGCATATTATAGCAAATCTAAACATATAATTTCTGCATATCATAAATTGGCAGATAAATTTAAATCTACGGTGGCTGATAACTCTACGGTGGCTGATAACTCTACGGTGGCTGATAACTCTACGGTGGCTGATAACTCTACGGTGGCTGATAACTCTACGGTGGCTGACAAATAAAATAATAAAATTACTTAAATATTTTTGAGTAAAAACTACTTAAAGAAATATTAATATATATAATTATAATAAAATGAATAAAATAGTATATATGGAATCTGTGCCTTATATTGTCAAATCAGAAACTAACAGTTTCTATGTAATACATAAATGCGAAGAAGAAATAATAGTATCAATAAAAGCTGAGAAAACTAAAATAATAAAAATAAAAGTAACAGATGAGAAGAAAAAAGTGAAAAAAGAAAAATTAAAAGAAGACACAGAAATAGAATATAAATTAGATATAGATAAAGATTATTTAATTTATTCACCAGATGATATATATTATAACTATTATCCTATAGAGTTAGAACCTACATCTGATAAATTCAAATTAATTATTGATTTATTAAAAGATTCAAGATATGAAAGAATATTTGAATTTTGGAATATAGTTACTAAATATAAGAATATAAATAAAATAATAAAACAAGAAGATAAAGATAAGTTTAAAGAATATCTAAATGAATTCAATCCATATTCTTCAGATATCTTTAAGATTACAAATTTCAAATTATAATTATAATTTTATATTATATTAAATATATAATATAAATCTATTCAATCAAATGAATCTTAATATTATTAAATCGTTTCTCTGTGTCATTTATAGATGCTTTTAAACTTGGTAGATTCCATAATATCCATCTACTCCAAAATCCGGCAGTTTCTGGATTATTCCAATCTTCACCCATTCCACTATGTCTTTTTATATATCTTTTTTTTCTTTCTTTATCCCCTTTACTTAAAATAAAATCAGTCATACCTTTAGCCCCAAAATTAATAGTCTTAACCCTTTTAGTTTTCGGATTAATATATGATACCATCCACTTCTTAGTCTTTTTATCTGATGGCTCTAAATAAAATTCTAACATATATTATATATTTATATTTTATAATTCATTCCATTTTATTCTTTCACCTTTATTCTTCTTCTTAATTGCTTTCTTTATTTGCTTTTTTGTTAGATCATATGCAAGGGGTGTAGGTGTCTTTTCATTTATCTTATATTTTGGTCTGCACACAGTCTTATCTTTTTGACCTTTGTATTTTTGTCCACAAGGTAACTCAATATTCATATCAATTAATGCATTTAGGTTCAGCCACTCCTCTTTTGTCCAGTTCATCAAATCTTTTTTATTTCTTTTATTTTTTGGTGTAATTCCTAATTGTGACATCTTCATGGAACGATAGGCTGATGGCTTTTCTTTTAATACTTTTTCAATTTCTTTTTTACTCATTATATAATATAAGTATATATTATATGATAAATAGATTATTATTGCTCGGTTGTGGGACTATTCAACGATCATTATTAGAGTTATTACATAAAAAGACGCACTCATTACTTAAAACAAAAGAAATTATAATTTTATGTCCTGAAGATATACCAGAATATATTCACAAGATCATTCCAAAACTTATTCATATTAAAACATATCTAACTGAAGACAATCAAGAAGAGTTATTAAATAAATTAATGAATGATAAAACATTGTGCGTTGATTTAACAGTTGATACGGATAGTATTGCGTTAATTCAGTTAGCTAGAAAGAATAAATGTTTATATCTGAATAGTAGCATAGAAGAGTACAAGAAAGATGAAATAAAAAATCCAGAGAAAAAAACTTTATATTATCAGAATATCCAATTAGAAAAAGAAATAAAGAAAACAAAATCAAAAACGTCAATAATAGAGTCAGCTGGAGCGAACCCCGGAGCCATTTCTAATTTAACAATGGAAGCAATACATCAATATTGTAAAGATTACAGACCAGAATTATTAAAATATATCAAACAGAATAAATGGTCATATGTTGCATCAAAATGCGTTAAAATGATCCATTGTGCAGAAAAAGATACACAAGAAACTCATCATAAACCGACAAAGAGTTGTATGCATAATACATGGTCCCCTGCTGGCTTAATTAGTGAAGCGTTATCTCCGTCATTTATAGCATCACCAGTACCACCAACACCAGAATATCATAAGTCAAAATATAATAAAAATATGTATATAAATCCTAATAAGCGTTCTATGGATTGCTTTACAGAATCGTATATTATAACACCAGATAATAAAGTAGAAAAGATAAGAGGTAGAATGATAACACATAATGAAGTTATATCAATGTCAGATTTATTTTCAACTAAGAATTATACACCCATTATTTCATATGTATATGATTCCTGCCCTATATCTCAGAAATGTTTAGAATTAATGAAAAAGAATAATTATAAAGAACCCACAAAATTAGTACCATTATATCAAGAAGATATTATTAATAAAGATGGTTATGACTCTCTTGGAGCCTGTGTCTTTTTCAATGATGGTAGAGTTTATTGGTGTGGATCAGTATTGACAAATAAACAGACAATGAAATTATTAAATAAAAATTGTCATTCTAATTGTACTCAATTACAAGTATCAATATCGGTGTTAGCATTTATAGAATATTTATTAAAACATAAGAATGAAGGAGTATTAACATCAGAAGACCTACCATATAAAAAGATTATAGAGTATTGTAAGCCTTTCTGGGGTGATTATATATCTAAAGAAATAACAGAAGACATTAATAAATTATAAATATATAATATATATAAATGGTTGAAAAGATTGGATTACATATATATACTAAACCACAATTAATAGAATTTGTTAGATTATATAATTTAGCGACTCACATAACAGGATATTATAAGATGAAGAAAAAAGATTTAATTAAAGCAATATATTCTAAATTTACAATTAATGACAAGGGAGAAATTCAAGTTAATCCAGAATTAAAAACTAATGTAAAAAAATCATCAAAAGATATAAAACAGAAAAGAAAAGAAACTAAAGAAAAACAACAGACAGATAATAAAATGTTAAAATTAGTAAGAGAAAGAGGAGGATTAAGAGGACATATAGAAAAATATAAAATAGAAATAGAAGAAATAAAAGAAGAAATAAAAAATGATAATAAATTAAAAAATGATAAAACATTTATGGATAATTATAAACAGAAAATAAATGAAGCTAACGAATCAATAAAAAAACTAAAAGAAGTAAATAAAAAAATAAATGATTTAGAAAAGAAAGAAGAAATAAAATAATATATGATAATAATATATAATGCCATTTAGAATAATAAAAAATAAAAACGGTTATTTTGTAGAGAATTTAGAAACAGGCAGACGATTCAGCAAAAAACCAATGACAGAACAGAATGCGATAAAACAATTTAAAATATTGAATAAATATTTATACACTTTAGAAGGGTCAGGAATGAATAGAGGAGAGATAGAACATAATAATTATAAAGCATTAACGGATCTAGATATTAAAAAATATTTAGGAGAAGATGTTAAAATTATATCGCATCAAGATTTAAAAAAATATAAATCTTTAGATCAATTGATGCCACATAAAAAAGATGTAGTAATTATTATATGGGAAAGCTCCCCTAGCTATGGCCATTGGACATTAATATCAAAATACATAGATGAAGAAACAAAGAAACCAACAATAGAGAGTTATGATTCATATGGCTATCCAATAAATGAACCTTTAAAATGGATAAGACCAAAATATAAAAATAAAATAGATTGTACTGATTATTTAACCAATCTATTATTAAAAGCAGAAAAGGAAGGTTATGATATTATATACAATTCTAAAAACTTTCAAAATAAAAAAGATGATGTTGCAACTTGTGGCAGACATTGTATATGTAGGGCGATATCAATTATGAAATATAATCAATCTTTATCTAACTACATAAAAATGTTCAATTCAATTAAAAATTTAACGGGGTTTGATTACGATTCGGCAGTATCTCAGATAGTACCCTAATCAAATTCAACGATATAATTATCATTATTAATATTATCATCATTTATTTCAATCTTCTTTAAATCTTCAACAGGTATATAATAATAATACTTACATACATCTTTCTTATCTTCTCTATCTTTTACAAACATTTTTTTTTCATATTTTTCAAATTGATTCTTTCTAAATCTAATATAAAACAGACCATCATTAAATAAGAATAATAAATAAGTTCTCTTATGACATTTCATTTCTGGTATCAATGTTGTTGGATACTTATCATGATTACATCTTCTACTCTTTAATTCATATTTATATTTACAATCATAGAAATCATAATTAGAATATGCATCAATTGCTTTACTTATTTGTCTATCACTCCAATACTTTCTAATCATATTAAAAACTTTATCTTCATTAATCTTGCCCATATTTAGATCTATAATAAAACTATACATAAAATAATATAATATAGATTTATATAAAAAATCTATATTATATTATTTTTAAAAATAATATAAATAATTAGACAAAATCACCATAATTAAACTGACATATATTATTATTAAATGTAAAATCAATTATACATACAGATTGTTTAATATGAAATTCTATTATATTATTATCTTGAGTTGTATGATAATAGTCTGAAGATAATTTATTTAGACTAAAACCACATTCATACTTATCACCTAAAAAAATAACTTCTGATAATATTAAATCTCGATGATATATAAAATGAAGGATTATATAATTAGTTGGATTATACATATATTTTATTAATTTTAGTTTATCATCAACATATTCAATTGAATGTGTTAAATATTTATCTCCTATATTTATATATCTATACGCGAAACCATTTCTATTTCCAGAACTATCTTTGGGGCATTCAATAAATTCTATACAATCCATTTATATATAATAATAATATAAAATATATTTTTTTATATTATTTTTAAAAATAATCTAATCTATATTATATATGAAAGAATTAGAACGGATTAATCAAGTAGAGCAATTGCTAGTCAATACAAAAGAACTAATGAAATCAATTGATGAAATGTTTTATAAAAAAAAATATAATGAAATAGAAAAATATAAATCAATAGAAGAGACAGATAAAAAATTTAGAAGATGTCGAGAACTACTATTAAAGAATATGAAAGATTTAAAAGAATGTCTAGATACTAACTTTAATTTATTCTTAGCTTTACAATTACATTTAACAATCATGAATAAAGAAATACAGAAATTAGAAGAAGAAGAAGTAGTTGAAGAAGATCCACTAACAGTAAAAGAAGAAGACGTATCATCATCAGAATCAGAAGACTCAACCGAATCAGATGACTCAACCGAATCAGAAGAATCAAATAATAATAGATTGGCTGATGGTGTAATAATAAATATGGATAGTTCAGAAGATGATGATACACATTTATATTGTAAAGAATGTGGTGATAAAAGATCAATATATATAGATAGTTCAGGGTCTGAATAGGTCTAATTTAATAATTCATTTAATTTATCTTTATAAAATTCAAATAAAACTAAATTCTCATTAATAGATGTTAATAAGTGATTCAATAGATTAATTTGTTTAATATCAACTTCATTTAATTTATCATTAGCTAGTCTTTTTATTATTCGTTGTTCATCTGTTAATTTAGAGTCATCACATTTATCATCATACCATCTTTTCTTTAATTCTTCAAACTTTTTAATAATGATTGGAAATCTATCTAAGCTCGTCATATATAATATACTATAGATTTTATTTTTTTATAATATAGAATAGATTTTTTATATAAAATAATGTAATTTATATTATAATAATGTAATAATTTTAAAATTATTCCTTATATATAATCTATTTTATATTAAATCTTGTAAATAATATAGATTATATTAATTTTTGTAAAAAATATAAAAATTAATTATTAATAATATTTCATTTTTTTTAATTTATAATTTGTATTTTTTTAATATACATATAATATATATAATGGCTATTAGTTTAAAGACACTGCAACAAAATTACAATCAATATGTTTATAGTGATAACGATCCAACCCATGAATATTTCAATATGGGTCTCTTTAATGAATTCACTCCTAATAATACATCACCTAAAACTCTAAAGTTTAATCAAATCAAACAAGCCCCAATTATAGATAAGTGTGATAATTACTTTCTATCAATTGTAAGATGGAACTTACAAAGTAATCTTCCTGTTCTTATTCCTGATATTCAAATTAGACCTAATAGAGAAGCCTTTACTGGTCTTACTGATTATCAATTAGCTTTAATGTATAATGTCGAAACAAGCATACAATTAAATGATACTTTTGGTTTAATAAGTAGTGCTGGTAAGAATTATTTAGGTATATATAAAAGTGGAGATTTTGGTGATTTCAAAACAATTAATATTAATTATCCTCCTGACAACTCTGCATCAACCGATTATGATAATTTTAATAATGGATTAGATACAAGTGGTAACGGATCTATTTATATTATTTCGGGTGGTCAAATTGGAGTGTTTGATAAAGTTTCAAATCAAGTTCTATTATCTAAAACAGCACCCGCTGGACAATCTTATAAATTCTTAACTACTAATAAAACGACTGGTGACTTTTATTTTGGAACTGTTAATGATACAGACAATACTATATTTTATACTAAAGGAGATAGAACAGGTGCGAACACTTGGAACTTTACAACTACATTTACATCTCCTAGTGATAAAAATAAAGTTGCTGGGGTTGTTTTTTCTTCTGCAAATAATACACTAAATGAATTATCAAATATTACTACACCACCCGATACTCTTTATGGTTTAGTTAGTAACAATATGTATATTATAGATGGTAATGAACAACTTACAGATTCACCAAATTTAATATCTCCCATAGTTTATGTTGATAGTGGTTTCTATTTTGCAACTGGTAGCGACAATTATACCTATGCTGTTGAATCACCAATATCACCAATCCCCTCGGGTTTAGCAAATGCCAATAACTCAACAGCAATTAAATATATGTTCTCTAAGCAAGTAGATATGGGATTATATGGGCTTGGCACTACTAATCAATATTATCAATTTAATGCAAGCGATGCCCCAACACTTGCACCATCCAATACTTGGAGTCAGTTCGGTACATTTGCTATAAATTCTACTGCTTTAGATTTCTTGTCATTAGATAGCAATGATAACACTTATAATATTATTGCAGTTGGTAGTGATAATAATTTATATGAATCTACATATCCAATTGCTCCTTATGAATTTGGATTTTTAAATGTAACGTATAATGAATCTGCTTTTTATACATATACTGGTTCTTTAATGGGTTATGATTTTGCTGGTTCTAAAAATTATATAACAAATCCTACACTGCCTTTTAGTGTTAGTAGTCCTTCAGATATATATGGTGTTTTTGAAAATGCTCAAAATTATTTTGTATTGATTGATTATAATACTTTATCGGTATATAATGCAATAACTGGAGCACTGGTTAATACTTATAATATTATTACTAATGGAAGTACTCAAGCACTGGTATCTCTTCCATCATCCGACTGCTTTGCATTTGCAAATGTAGATCCATTAGACACTTCAGTAATAGAAGTAAGACCATGTTCAGATCCAAATAATGTTCAGCAATCATTTACTCTACCATCTCCCAACTGTACGGGGATATGCGAATTAGATACTACACATATCGCTGCGATTTGTAACAATAACATTTTAATTTATACATATGGAACCGCAACTCCCACTCTTACAATTTCAACATCATCAATTGGCGGTTGTATTGATATTACTGCAAATAAAAACGACCAAGTAAATGGAGCAAGCAAATTATTTCTTCTCAATTCTGTATCAGGACAAGAAGCAGGAAATATATTATATAGTGTTACATTTACAAGTAGTGCATATACTGCAACTGCTATTGACCCTACACAATTATATCAAACTCCCTCAGGCAGATATTCAA